TCTTGTATTGATTTTAACTTTGCCATTTTCAAAAGCATAATTTTTAACGTCTTGGCTAGCTAAAAATATAAAAGGAAAACCTAATGAAGTAGAATTAAGAAACTTAATAAATACTGCTATGGAAAAAGGAAAAATTTCTAAAGGAGGTAGGGAAATAGCTGCCCTTCCTGAATTAAAAAAAGTTAATAAAGAAATGTATAAGGCTGTAAGAGAGTTTCAAGATTATGGCTTACAAGCCTATGAAATGATATCAGGCTCTGTAAAAAGACCTTGGGCGTTGCAACAATTACTTAATAAGTACAAGCTTCCTGCAAAGGGAAATTATGTTAGGGAGATATATGGAAGATACTTTACAAACTTTCGGGAGCCAATTGAGGATTTTCTTACCAGACCCGAAAATAGAACAATTTTAGATGATCTGGGTGATGCCGTTGAAGCAGACAAAAAAGG